TCATAGAAATGCCCGCAGCGGTCGCATCGCCGTTGATTGACCCTGATGTACCGGCTGAGTCTATCGCGCCTGTAGCGGTCTGTACCATGCGTTGTAGGGACTCTGCCTGTGCAAAGGTAATTTGGCTGACCTGACCAAAGTTAAATGGTTGTAAAACCTCAGAAGGGTTGCCGTTTGTCAAGATAATCTTCCCGGGACGTATCTCAGGCTTAGAACCTCTAGGCATACGACTTGCGTCCATTGCCATCATTGGGTGAATGGTCAGTGCAAGAGCATCAATACGAGCGCGTAGCTCTGCGTCTAACGCCTTTTGACTGTTATAGCCTTTCTCACATACGCCTCTGCCCCAAAAGCGGCTAGGGACTACATCCCATGGGAATGCAACGATAGGACGGTCGCCCATCATGTAAGGATTCTTTTCAGCCTTAAGCAAAGTACCATCGTTAGCTATGACAACAACAGCTTCTACGTAATAGCTAGTCTCTTCGTCTTCAAACTCTACAATCTCTTCATCTTCACTTTCTTTCATTGCTTCAGTAAGCAAGTGACGAGGAACAAGTCGAAAGTATTTAGTCAAACGTACCTTGTCTTCATCAAAGCTAGTCAAGTCTTGATCAGGCTCTAAGTCAAAGTCAGGGGATGCGTTGTTAATCTCAGCATCACGGTAGACACCTTCTTCTTGCAACAGCTCAACGGAATGCATTGACACAAACTCATCAACAGCACAACCCATAGCTTCTTCAACGGAGGTAGCCAACGGGTCAATAAGGAAGTTCTGTGGCATTACAGGCTTAAGCTTGACACAAGTGCGGTCTACTATGTTGACACCTACAGCTTGCAGCTCGCCGCCCATTACTGGCTGTGTGGCTGGTTGAAATTCTTTCTCTTCCGTAATGACTATCTCAGCAATGCCTGTGCCAAAGATAGCGGCGTTAAGAATACACTCAGCAACGCCCTTGCGTACACGGTTACGCTTAAAGTCAGCATATAGATGCTCACGTAACATTGCAATGTCTTCAGGGTTCTGATCCGCTAGATCATCTTTAAGATCAAACCACTTACCACGACCAAAGGTAGCTTCCTCTAGCTCTGCTACGGATGACTCAACAGCCTGTTGTAGCGCAGGGCTAATGATCTTAGACCGTTCTGACTCTCTTGTTCTATCTTCAGCAGACCACTGGCCACGCCATAGACGATAATACTCATCAAAGCGTTGAGAATAGTTCTCCTCAAAATGATCACGCCATGATAAACACTTCTCTCCTACCCAACCTTCAAGAGTTTGCTCAATCAAAAAAGTGTCTTTATCTAGTTCCATAGTTAGTATCCTGAGTATGTGTCTAAGAATTGATAGTCTTCTTCTTCATAGTCAAAAGCATAGGCAATCTTTGCAAGCTGATCGACATACGCCAAGGAATCTATTAAGTCATCGTGGACTAAAGGATTAGGGAACTGAAACAGCTCATCTAAGAACTGAGTGTTCCAACTGCCTTTGTTTAATGTTATCGTACCATGCTCAAAGCGCCCTTGCAACGCCCAGACAATACGATCAATCTTCTTCTTGTTACCATGTGTAAGCTCTTCAACACGAAAGAACTGCTGACTCTTCTTCATCTGATCATTAAGATAAGGATACACAGCGTTCTTTAAAGCTCCTTTCTCGATTCCCACTGCAATCGGCTTGTAATCTCTAACTGCCTCAAAGATTCGTCTGGCAGTCTCTTCGACTCCCCAGCGGCCATGTATGATATTAGCAATCCACCAACCGTTCTCACTCGCCTTAACCACAGAAATAGCAGTCTGATCCAAGCGTTTAGTCTTAGTTGTGACTTTCTGTACGTCTGCAAATCCTGCCAAATCGACAGCAATATAATACTCACCATCACTTGGCTCCTCCGTGTCAAACTTAATATAGTCTTCTTTAAATAACTCACTGCCCTGAGCTTCAAAGCTAGCCATAAACTCCTGTCTAAAGGAGAACACAGACATAGACTTCTTAGCAGCCTCAATCTCTGTAGGGTCTAACAGTGGATTATCATAACTTGTAAAGTGGTAGCCCCCAAAAGACTCATCGTCACTGATGCAAGCATAATTGTACAAGTCATAGAAGTGGTTACGACCCATTGGCGTACCAATGAACATCGCTGAACCCTTCTGATCCGCTAACGCAGGACGTAGGATCTGCTCCCACACCTCTGGTTTCATGTCAGCATACTCATCCATAACCAAGAACTTAAGGCTGACACCACGCATAGTCTCCGGCCTATCAGCACCCTTAAGGGCAATCGTAGCACCGTTGACTAACTTGATCTGTAAGTTATTGACATGACTAGATGCAATAACAGAGTGTCCTAGCTCAAGCAGCATGTCCCACATGATATCTCTAGCCTGACCCTGCGTAGGAGCTACATAGAAGACACTACCTTTAGTAGCACCTAAGCCCTCAATGATTAACTTCCACGCAGCTAGACGAGACTTACCTGTACGTCTACCAGCAGCTATGACCTGAAAGCGTATAGGGTCATTCCAGACCTTCTGCTGCCAAGGCAATAGGGATACATTAAGATCAGTCAAACTAGTACAGCCACATTACAGGAGGCTTATTATCGTCAACATTGCGCATATCAACATGCACGAAGACACCGTGTATTCCAATGCCTCCAAATCCCATCTTGATAGCTTCCTCAACAATCTTGTACCTTTGTTGTGCTGTAATGATTTTAATGTCCGCTGCAATGCCTTGGGCATGGGTTCCTGCTTTCTCCTTACGTTCTTCAATTGGATGACTAGGACTACGGTAGCCGCTTTTAACGATAAAGGGGAAACCACATCTTGCTCTTAGCAAGTCCAGCTTTAATAGGAATGTGTCCTTCATCTCGTTCTCGCCAGTGTGCTGACAATTAAAGTCATTCTTTGTGAAGTAGTCTAAGTCTTGATCAACATCATACATCAGTATAGTCTCCATCATCTATGTCTTGTTCGCCACCAGAGATAATAGTAGTCTCACCGCCAACACCAGTAATACTTATGTTGATAGCTCCTCTACCTCCTCCAGCCTTATCCTTCTCAAAGTAACTGACAGGAAGCAACCTATCCATACACAACTTCCATGCCGCTGCTTGATTCTTATGATCATCATCTAAGGCAGCATTAAGGATACTGTCCAAGACCTTCCTACTCTTAGGAGAAGCAAGCATCCTAGCTTTATACTCATTGATTGTATCAGCATCACCCTTGGGCCTACCCACTGTCTTCCGACTGCCACGCTTGTTTGCTGACACTACCTTCTTCTTAGGTCTACCTTTCTTCCTAACCACAGGAGGCTGACACTCCAAAGAGTCTTTATCTTGTTCTTGCTCTACTTCTTTACTAATCAAAAGTAAACTCCTATAGTTATCCTAAGTATACTTAAGCATTCTTTAGTAGATACTTTAATTATAATCTTTAAAGTTAATCTATAAAGCTTTACTGTAGTATACTTAAGGCTGCTAGTAATCTTTGTGTCTAAGTAATACTTAATATTATAGCACATATCAAAGCCAAAGTCAAGACATTTCTTTACTAATTTACTAAAGCCTCTTGTGTCAGCCTAAGCGTCCTTTTGTCAACCCCTCGCCACTTAAGGGCAAACTCCTGTTTACTTATGTATAACAAAGGGTTACAGCACACTTGTGTATTGCTTGTGTCAATCCTAAATTGCTACTTTTTTGTATACCAGCGGGTACAGTAACAATCCTCGCGTAGCCCGCGGCCCCCCCGTCCCTGTTCTTGTGTCAGCCTCAGGCAATGCCCATGCTGCCTATAGTTATACACGAGTTATACACAAGGAGCCTGAGTTATACACAAGTTATCCACAGGCTGCACAAGGCAGACACAAGGGCCAAGGCTGCAAGCTGCACAACAGAGGCGTGAGTATGCCAGTGGGTGCCTTTAGCATACACTAGTACCACACAAGCAAACTAAAGGTTGACACAAGTCAAGCCGTATGCTATTCGCGTGCGCCCGCTCCTTATATCTATGCTGTGGAAATTAATTGCATCAATATGTAAATGAGTTGTTGACATTGTATTGCAGCGCTATTATTATGACCCATCAAACAAACAAACAGGTAGAACATTATGAACATCAGAACAGTCTCAGCTATCATCCTCGCGCCACTGCTTAAGGCTACAGGCTACCGCTTTAGCAAGTCATGGAGACATGGAGACACGGCTCTTAAGTCTTTCATCTATGAGTATATGGTTGACACGGTCACAGCTAACCAACGGGCAGGTCTTGCGGTTCTACATCTGGATGATCTTGTAACATTTAAAGCAGGTAGATAGTTGCTTTGCCTATGGCCACCTGATACACTGGTAGCCATTAGCAACATAACTAAACATTAATCAATTATTAAAGGTAGAACATTATGACTAATTATACAGAAGTACAGTTAACAGGCGCACAGCTAGATACTTACATAGCGGCAC